AGGACATTCGAATACAAGAAAATTACACATTTTCTCGAAAAAATATTGCTGGTTTTGACAAATAAATAAATTTTTTCATAAAAATTGAGTTGGAAAACATTTCAATGGGCAAACACCTGCTTTTAGAGGTGTATGATGTGCGATTTAACCTTATTAACGATGTAGAATCGCTCCAAAATGTCATGATAAGGGGCATAAATCGGGCAAAAATGACAATTTTGAACACTTTTTCGCATTGTTTTCTTCCACAGGGGTGTACAGTCGTGATTGCACTTGCGGAAAGTCATGTTTCTTGCCACACTTGGCCCGAAAATGGGTGTTTAGCAGTAGATGTGTACACTTGTGGAGAAAAAAATCCAAGATTAATCGCTCTTGAGATACTCAAATACCTTGATTCTGACTCATATTCTCTTCGTGAGGTCGAACGTTAAATAGAAACAGGGAGATAGCAACCTCCTTTATAAAAGTTCTGTTTTATTCATTAAAACAGGAGCTAAAATGTCTAATTTACCAGTCGATAGAGACCAAGATTACATGTACCAAATGTGGGGTACAACAAAATTAATCACTGATTATAATCAACCACCAAAAAGAGTAATTCAAGAAGTTATGCATGATTTGGCACCAAAGCATGACTTAAAAAAACAACAAGAACTTCATGAAAAAATTCGTAATGATGAGGACTATGATGATTGGGAGTATGGAACTGAACCAACATACGGTTCTTCCTGGAAATGAACATAAATAAGTAAAGAAATCTATTCAAAATGACAGTCACAAGGATATCAAGGACTTTTAAGGATATTAGTTTATCTTTTGATCCACATCCTGTGACGAAAGATCTACCTGTTCTTACGAATGAACGAGCAATAGTTCGATCAATTCGCAATTTAGTTCAAACAATTCCAACTGAAAGATTTTTTAATTTGACACTTGGGTCAAATGTAAGAAAAAGTCTATTTGATTTTGTTGATTATGGAACAGCATCAGTAATTCAGGATCAAATTGTTGAAGTAATCTCTAATTATGAACCCAGAGTTACTGGTGTAATTGTTCAGGTAGATCCAATTCCAGATTTAAATGAATTTGAAATTACCGTAACATTTGATGTCATTGGACAAGATATTCCATCCCAACAGTTTTCATTCGTATTAGAGGCAACAAGATAAAATGCCTTTTACTAAGTTCGCTAATCTAGATTTTGATCAGATAAAGACCTCTATCAAAGACTATCTTCGTGCAAATTCAACTTTCACGGATTTTGACTTTGAGGGGTCTAATTTTTCTGTTTTAATCGATACTCTTGCATATAATACCTATATTACTGCTTTTAACTCAAACATGGTTGTTAATGAGTCCTTTTTGGATTCTGCAACAGTTAGAGAAAATGTTGTTTCATTAGCAAGAAACATCGGTTATGTACCAAAATCAAGAACTGCAGCAAGTGCAGTAGTATCTTTTACGATAGAACCAAAAACTTCAACACAAACGGTTACTTTACAAGCAGGTTTAGTCTGTACTGGAACCACTGGTGGATCATCTTATGTCTTTTCAGTGCCAGATAATGTAACAGCAACTGTCGTTAATGGCGTTGCTTCGTTTAATAGTTTAACAGTTAAGCAAGGTACATTTTTAAAGAAGCAATTTACAGTTGATGGTTCTTTAGACCAGAGATTTATACTTGATAACTCTTATATTGATACATCTACGATTCGTGTTTATGTTAAAGGAGTTGGTGATAGTGGACTTGGAAAACCATATACTCTTGTAGATAATATCTTTGAAGTTGATTCGACATCCAAAATTTACCTCATTCAAGAAGTTAAAGACGAAAAATATGAACTTCTCTTTGGTGATGGTGTTTTTGGTAAAAAAATAGAAAATAATGCAGTTATTACCGTAACTTATATTATCAGTGACGGTAAAGAGGGCAATGGTGCAAATGCATTTACTTTTGCTGGAAGTGTAAAAAATGATAGTGATGTAATAGAAGTACCAAACAATACTGTAAGCATTACTACAATTCAGTCTGCACAAGGTGGATCTGAAATTGAAAGTATTGATTCTATTCGAAGATTTGCTCCTAGATTATATTCATCTCAGTATAGAGCAGTGACTTCAAGAGATTATGAGACAATCATTAAGTCAAAAATATATCCAGATGCCGAATCAGTATCTGTTGTAGGTGGAGAAGAACTCACACCACCTCAATATGGCAAAGTCATTATTAGTATTAAACCAAAAGATGGTACATATGTTTCAGATTTTAATAAACAGTTAATTAAAAATAAACTTAATCAGTATAATGTTGCTGGTATAAACGCAGAAATTGTAGATTTGAAAATTTTGTATGTTGAAATTGATTCATCCATTTATTACAACTATGCACAAGTTTCTAGTCCAGAAAATTTAAAAACAAAAATTACTAAATCTCTAACTTCTTATGCAGAATCTACCGATTTAAATGCTTTTGGTGGTAGATTTAAGTATAGCAAAGTTTTGCAAGTTATTGATAACACCGATACTGCAGTTACCTCAAACATTACAAAAGTAATTATGAGGAGAGATTTGAAAGTTAATATCAATACTTCAACACAATATGAAATCTGTTATGGAAACAAGTTTCATATTAATCCCGCAGGAAAAAATATTAAGTCTACTGGATTTACGATTTTTGGTTTGTCAGATACCGTATATTTTACAGATACTCCAAGCAAGGATTCAAATGGAGACCTCACTGGAACTGGTGTCATTTCAATTGTAAAACAAATTCCAGTTTTAGTGGGTGTTGGAACAACAGCGACACTTAAAACACCAGTTGTTGTCCAATCTGCAGGAACAGTTAATTATAATACTGGGGAAATAAAATTAAGTCCAGTAATTATTACATCAACACAACTAAGTCAAAATATTATAGAAATTCAGGCATTTCCAGAGTCTAATGATATTGTTGGTTTAAAAGATTTGTATTTGTCTTTTAGCATCTCAAAAAGCAAAATAAATATGGTTAAGGATGTTATTGCCTCTGGCGATGATGTTTCTGGAGTAGTATTTTCTACTAAAGATTACTATAGATCTAGCTATTCGAACGGGGATTTAACGAGGTCATAATATGATACAGACGGGTTTTGAGTCCAGAATAAAAGTACAGCAAATAATTGAGAATCAACTTCCAGAATTTATTGTAGATGAAAGTCCAAAAGCAGTTGACTTTTTAAAACAATACTATGCATCTCAAGAATATCAGAGTGGTCCTGTAGACATTGTTGAGAATTTAGATCAATATTTAAAATTAGATAATTTAACACCAGAAGTTGTAGTTGGTTTTACTACACTTTCTTCAGGTATTTCTTCAACCGCATCAACAATTGTAGTTTCGACAACCAAAGGATTTCCTCAAAATTATGGTCTATTAAAAATTGATGATGAAATTATTACTTATACTGGATTAACTACAAATACATTTACTGGTTGTGTTCGTGGATTTTCTGGAATCACAAGTTATCATAAGCAATTAAATTCCGAAGAGTTAGTTTTTTCAACATCAAGTTCAAATTCTCATGTTGGACTTTCAACCGTCACAAACTTAAGTGTTCTGTTCTTACAAGAATTCTATAAGAAAGTAAAATATTCTTTAAGTCCAGGATTAGAAAGCAAAGATTTTGTTTCTAATTTGAATGTTGGAAACTTTATCAAAGAAGCAAGAACTCTTTATGAATCTAAAGGAACTGAAGAATCTTTTAGAATTCTTTTCAATGTTTTATTTGGTGAAACACCACAAATACTTGACTTAGAAAAATTCTTAGTCAAACCATCATCATCAACATATATCAGAAGAGCAGTTGTTGTTGCGGATGCTATTTCTGGCAATCCTTTGAACTTACAAGGGCAAACTATCTTTAAAAATAATGATAGTGGCACTACTGCATCTGTATCTGAAGTAGAATTAATTAGAAGAAAAGAAAAGACATATTATAAACTTTTACTTTTTATTGGTTATGACGATAGTTTCCCAACAATTACCGGCACTTTCAATATTACAGGAAGCACTAAGAATTTAGACTATGTTAGTG